CCCGATTTGTGGCAACTCCACGTTTTTCGTTATAATGGGTGAACGATGATCAAAGTCTGCCCTCGGTGCAAGGGGCAGTCGCCATTGGCGGCCCAAACTTGCCAAGGTTGCGGTCACATCTATTCGACCAAGTTTACAAACGCAACCGATCCGCCGACTTCGGCGAAGGTCGTGCACGCCCAGTCTGAGGAGCGGCTCACATGGGCGCAGGCGAGGCCCGTATTCATCGCGTTCTTCCTCATCCTCTTTGTTGCCCCTGCAGCCTACTTTGCTTGGCGGTATTCCCAGTCGTTACCTCCGGTTGGATTTAACGGCGTGGCTAACCCGATCATGGCCCACCTGAATGAGTCACTTCACGATGCCCAATCTTTTGAACTGGTAAAGGCTGGCAAGATTGAGCGGACTCACAAAGATGGAGTGTGGGCTCAGACAGTGACTTTCAGGGCTAAGAACGGGTTTGGTGCACTCGTACTTGGCGAAGTTTATCTGGCATTTGATCGCAGTGAGGTCGTCCCGTTTCCCACCAAGCCCTCTGCAGAAGTGCCAACTCCAATCGCGCAGTCCAAGCCTCCACTACCACCAAAGCCCAACTACAAGCTCGGTAAGGACGAGCCCGCAGCGCGAGGGCAAGCCATCGGGGCAGCTGCCGAACTGGCTCGAGAACGGGCGGCTAAGAAGGCCGCAAGAGATGCCGCACAGAAGCGGCGCGATACCGCAGAACTCATGCGCCGCACGGGTAAGAAGCCAGTTTCGCGGGAGATCGCTGCCAATGAGGTTTGGGACTAGACCGACATCTTCCGGCCCCAACTCTTATCAAATTGGTTCTCAATCGAGCTCCTGCGGTGCGGTTGGTTGCCTGGACCAATCCACTCACGCACGCGCCGGACCGGACCGTTCGGACCAAATGCCGAATTCTCGGGCCGAATCGATCCGGGCTGGATGATGTTGCTGATCCACTCAATGAGTTTGATGACTGCGGCGGCGGCCACAAGAAACGCAGTGCCGATGATTAGAATCTTGCCAACGACGATCGCCGTGGCTGAAAACGTCCCGAGCCAAGCCACAAACTTTCCGATCGCAAACCCGATGTTGAACAGAAGCGACTTGCCAACCCCTGCCGCCCCCGCAGCTCCGGCTGCACCTGCCGCACTGGTCGCCGCCGTTGATGCCGCCTGCGCAGTCGCTGAGGCCGTTGCGGCACCCGCAAGGGCATTGAGCGCTACAACCGCGCGATAAACGGACAGGATCATCATCCGGATGCCGATGACGATCATTCCGACCACAACGATCAGCCCGGCGATGCCACCGGTCAATTCATTGATTCGACCGAGGAACTTCACCAGGCGCGTCGACAGCTCGACCATCGGAATCAGAAGCTGGGAGATTATGCGGCCAGTCGGGGCAATCGCCTTCTGAAACTCCTCGAGACCCGTCGCAATCTTCGTGGAGAGCAGATGAGCCTTGCCGGCGCCTTTGGCCTTCTCCATCTTCTCGTAGGCCAGGACGGAGCCCAAACCAAGAAGCGCGCCAAGTCCCGCCACACCCGCTCCGGCATAGATGCCATTCTCCGCGGTCCTACGAATGTCCGCGATCTTGTCCTGAACCTTCTGGATATCGTTCGCGGCTTGCGCGACGCCGACCACGCGGATCAGAACCGAGATGATATCGGTCGGGTTCACGATCTACCTCCAAGCATCGATGAGATCATGTCGCGCTCCTGCTCTTCAATCAACGCCGCCAGGCCAGCCGCGTAGATGATCTCAGACTCCGTCCAGCCCTCACGGAGCAAGACCGATGGAAGCTTAGACGTCACTTTGAGTGTTCGTCGGGCGAGGCCGAACTCGAGCCCTCCTCGCCGCCTGACTCCCCCGCGAGAGCCTCATCGATGCCAGTCCCATCTTCGCCGAAACCAAAGACCTCAGCTGCCGCGGCGACGAGCTTCAAGAACAACCCACCGTCGTTCACGGCCAGGCGTGCAATCTCCGTGACGTCATACCGCTCATCTGGGTCGAAGTCCTGATCCGGCTCGCGCACCTGCAGGCCCGTCTGAACCAGTTCCACATTGAGAACCATGGGGCCGTCGAATTCCGCCCCGGTGATGTTGTTCAGATGCTTGGCCAGGTTCGCTCGCTGGTCTTCGGTCTTAAGCGTCACCCTGCCAAGGAGAGTGGCATCTGGCCGCCCGACAACGTAATACTTCTCGCCTTTGTGCTCGACGACCACTTCCCGGGTCTCGACAGGCGTATCGATGATCTTGCGAATGCTCATGATTAGGTGTTGGCGATGGTCCAGGCGGTGCCGTACTGCCGAAGAGTGAAGCGAAGGGTGGAGGGCCCGTCGTAATCCCACTCCACGTTCTCGACAATCGCATACTGGGCGGTCACGACAGATCCGGTCGCGGTGGCGGTGAAGATCACGACGACACCCGCCGATGAGGCCAGCAGTCCCTTGAGCGGCGCTGACGCCTTCTTCTCGACCTTTGTCTCAATGGTCGCTGATTGCGGCTCCTTTGTCACACGGTTGAGCTCCGGACCGTCTTGGGCAGTGCTGTGGTCTGCCAGCGTTCGCTGGATGCCGGCAATGGATACGCGGTCGGCCTTGAACGTCACTGCCGAGCCAGACGTGGATCGCCCCGAGGTCACGCCATTATCGCCGCCAGTGGTGCCCTGAATCGTAAACACGACGTCGAGCAGGATATTGATTGCCGAGTTACCGGTCATGCGACGTTCTTGCCGCGAGTGGCCGGCACGTCAACTCGTGGGCCGAACCCAGACTTCGTAAAGGCCGCCGACCAGCTGCTCGATCTGCCCGCCTTCTTCAAACTTTGTCTCCGAAAACGGAGATCTGCGGAACGAGTCGACTTCCATGGAATCGACGGTACCAGAGCCCCCATGAAGCACGGTGTCGATGAGCTGGGCACCGAGGTGGGCAACCGTCCGACTTTCGCTCTTGTCGTAGATGAAGACCTGATAGAGAAAGACCGTCGCGCCTCGCGAGTTCATCTGGGTGTTGTGATCCTCGGCGGCAACGAGCCGGAATACCGTGGCAGGCAAATCACTTCCTTGTCTCGAGATGCCCTGGAAGATCGATGTTCCAACGAGCACGACAAGCGCGGCAGATCCGGAGAGCTTGCCATAGACGTACTGTTCAGCGACTTCTTCCACGCATTGCCTCCCGCACCCTCTCTTTGAGTCGTCGCCGGTTCGTCCAAACAGCGGCCGTCATGTAAGGTTTGTGCCGGTAGTTAACGGGCCGGCCATACTCGACGCCGACCGCCACCACCGCTTCGTGTCTGCCGATCGGCCGTGGCCACTCAGAGTGGACCTTGGCGACTTTGAGTCCCTCCTGATACTTGCTCTTTCTCGGCAGTTGGGCTTCCGCCAACCGCTCTGCAGAGTCGTTGGTAAGTGATGTGATGGCGAAGATGGACGCTTTGAGTGCACCGGTGTCGACGGGCGCCAGGAGCTGCGCCGATCTCTGTATGTCGAACGCCGTACTGCCAACCGCACGCTCAATCTTGCCGTCCCGAAGGGCACGCTGCACGCGCGTGAGGCCCGGCGTTTTCATGTCTACCGATGCGCTGACCCTCATTCGAAGAGCCTCACTTCGGCTCGCCCGGCCATCTGCCAAGAATGGACATCGTAGACGTGGAGCACTTCGTACGTCTCGGATCCGATCGTGACTCGGTCTAGCGGAGCAATGGAGAGGTCAAAACGGTACGTCAGGATGAAATCGCCGATCGCATCCACGTCGTCGACGCCTTCTTCTCGCCCCGTGCGTGGAGTAAGCCGGCAGGGTTCACTCAGGACCAGAACAGGAGTGTTGGTTCGTCCGCCCATGCCATCAGCCGCCATGGTTGCCCTTTGCACGGTCATGGTCAGCGGGAGCGCCGCCTCATGCTGGTCTCGCATGGAAGCAATCTCGGCAGCGCTAAGCATCGGCTACGATAACCTCCTCGAGCGGTTCCGGTTCGATGTTGCCGAAGGACGTGTGCCGNTGAGTCGATCTTCTGTTTGCGATTGAACCGGCTGCCGTCACTCGAGAAATCGAAATGTGTCGTCACCTTCGATGCCTTGATCTCGAAAACCTGCGCCTCGGCCAGGTGCAAATCGTAAGTGCCGGTCCAATCGTCGTGATCCGGAGCGAGTCCATCCTCATCCTCGAGCTGACAGTGAGTGGTCAGGATGAGTTCGATGGATTCTTCCGATACGGCCGGCTCCGTCGCCGAATCCGTCTTGAGTGTGACGATGGCCACGGCTTCCTCGAGAGTCATGCATCAGCGGTGGAACCGTCGTGACCCTATGTCAACTGTGCAAAGCAAAGGCGGGCCGGTCCACGTTGTGGCCGACCCGCTCAATGGGCGAGGATCACCGACTATCGATTGTCGATTACCGGTGCCTTCTCCTTCTTGTCGTCGCCTTCGCCATCCGTGGTTTCAGCGTCCGACTCGTTTGCCTTCTTCTCGGCGTCGGCTTTCGCCTTCTCCCGAGCAGTTTGAGGCTTCTCGGCCTTGCCTTTGGCTTCATTCTCAGCGTTTGCCTTCTGCTCGGCGTCGGCTGGTCCAGCTGCGGGAATGATCTTCCAGCCACGCTCGCGCAGGAGTTGAAGCTCCTTGCTGCCAGCAGGCAGAGTCACGACTCGCTTGGACTTGGGCGAGGATGCAATGCAGAACTTCGACATTACATCAGCCTCATCGTCTTGATCCGGACCGTGCCAACGAGTCCAGCGGGATCACCAGCCGAGTTGCAAGACACGGTGAGGTGAGTCCCGTTCTTCCAGACCTGTTGGGTCTTTCCGTTGGTGCCACCATTCACACCTGACGTCAGGATGCCAACCGCCGAGATGCTCGCGCCATCGATGAGGTTATCACCGGATGTCGCGATGCTCGTCGCATTTATTCCCGCGTCGATCGTCAGCGAGTCAGCCGTCGCACGCGTCGCGATATCAATCGCGAAACACGTGATGATGAAGTCCTTGCCGGTGTCGTTGGTGATGCCGAGCATCCCTCCAGCACCGGCTGCCGTGAGCAGAGTAAAGGTGCCTGCACCCTCTTCGTACGTGATGTTCATTACGGGATCACCGCCGCAAACGCGAGGCGCGTTGAGTCGTTGCTGTTAAGCATCGTCGGAGGATTGGGCGAGGCCCACGCAATTCGCATGACAGCGCGGAGCGCAACCATGTCCTGCTGGGCGAGGTTGTAGATGATTTCCCCCTGCGAATCCTGAATGACCGCCTCGGTGAGAATCTTCCACGAGATGTCTTGACGAAGAGCCCAAACGAGCTTCGACCAGTCGCCGGCAATGAAGTCGAACGAAGTCTGTGCGAAGTTCTTGATGAACTCAGTCGGTCGGCCATCAATCGTGTACGTGGTCGGGGCGGACGGGCCGCCAGCCTGGTAGTTCTTGAAGATCGGCTCACCGTTGCCGGTTTCAGCGCGAAGTCCACGAAGCCGGGCCTTCATGGTGTTTCGGGCCAGGACACCGGAGACGTCATAGCCGTCTGCTTCGACCAGCCCGAAGATGCCGGCCTCACCGAGCAGAACATCATAGATGTCCGACCCGCCACCGACAGCGGACGAATAGTCCACCGTCTGCGAAGCCGCGACGCATTGGGCGAGAATGTCGTCAGGCCAAGCAGATGGAGCGTTGGTGCCGATCAGGACTGCGGCATCAAAAGCCGCGCCCATTGCCTCGACGATGCGAGGCTTTGCTTCGGCCCAGATATCGTAGTCGGCGTCGTCCAGGACTGCTTCAGGAATCGGAGTGATGACCGCGAGCTCCTCGACGTTGAGGTAGACGTTCTCCCACTCCGTATTGGTCGTTTGCTTCTGGCCAGTGTCGCCATCGACAAAGTATGCTGTTGGCAGGACATCAAGGACCGGAAGGCGTTGCTTTTTGCGGGAGATGTTCGGCATTCGTCGGCCAAGTTTCATGACCGTTGACGCCTGCACAACCTCCTGGATGATTTCGCGAGACACATCCTCAGGGATGAGGGCCTCGGCGTTAGTGCGAGTAATCATGTGTTTGCTTAAGTGGCTTGACCAGCCGCATGGCGGATGATCGTGTTCATGTCGAGCTTCCCTCCGCTCCCACCAGCTCCAGCTCCTGCGTCGCCGCTACTCTTCTGCTTCTCGCCAAAGAGTTCTGGATAATCTTTCTTGAGGGAGTCGAAATTGACCTGACCTTTGGAGTCGATGAGCCCGTCTTGCTTGACCGCGATCCACGCCAGCTTCACGTTCGAAACGCCAGCCTTGCCAGCTTCTTCAAGAAACTCGACATAGGAGTTCTGATCCTCCAGTTTCGAGTTGAGTTCAGCGAGAGATTTTTCAAGCTCGCTGCCCTTCTCCGCTTTGGCGGAGAGTTCCTTGATTTGCTTTGCCAGGTTTGCGGCATTCGTTCGCTCGCTGTCGAGAGCACCCTTGAGCCCCTTTGTATGGGTCTCCATGAGTGCCTTTTGCTCGTCGGTCAGGCTCTCGGACCATTTTTCAAATGTGAGCGTCTCGCCCTTGCCTTCGCCCTTACCGCCATCGCCTTCGCCGGCCGCACCTCCCGTGCCACCGCCTTCACCAGTTGATCGATATGGGCGCAGAAATCCCTTCTGGATGTCGTACATCAGCCCGCACGTGGGGAGGCACGGAGATCACGTCAACCTGAGAGCGATTTGAGCGACTTCTCGCGGCGACCGGCACCCCACTTGCTTGAGTAGGTTTCGAGCACGAGATCATCAAGCGATATCTCGCCGGACTCGTAGAGTTCGAGCTTGCTCTCGCCAAGAATCTCCATCTGGTCAGAACGGGAGAGTGAGGCGAACCTCTCTGGTCCAGACACGCGATCCTCTGACCATTCGGTCACTGGAATCGGTGAGCATCGGCACTGAGGATGCGAAGCGAACGGCTCGTCGATCGGGAATTGCTTACCGTCCATTGCCCAGCAGACGGGGCAAGTGCGGGTGTCAAGCGCCGCCGACCATTCCCATTTCAGAACCACATCCTCGTTCGCTTTGTAATTCTCAAGCGCAGCGGATCTGTGAGACCGTATGATCTCGGTCCTGGCCACAAGCGTCGAGTGATTCCTCAGCTGACGTAGCGACTCAAAAGATCGCCCAATCGGGGACTCGCCTTCTGGCAGATTCTTCATGGCCTTCGAGATCGCCCGCGCCGCGGCCCTCGGATTCTCGCCGATCGCGACGCTTTCGGTTAGCCCGTCCTCGATGATCCGGGACCCCTGAACTCCGTACCGATCGAACACATCACGGAGCGGCGAACCATCGGCGGTCGTCGCCACGAATTGGTGGAGGGCCTCGATCGGGAGACGGTTCCACGCGAAGTACTCCTGGGCGGCAGCGGCGGCCATCGCGACGGCATCAGATTGTCCGACCGCAACGTGGGATGCTGTCAGGCCCGCCCAGTTTGCTAGATCGGTCTGGATTTGGGCAAGTAGCGCGGCAAGGCGATTCTCCCGAAGGATCATCGCAACCGTGATGACGTCGGCATCACCAAAGGAAAGGAGAAGATCGATCAGTCGCCGGCCGATTCCGCCATAGACCAAAGACCAGGATGCCACGATTCTGCGAACCGTCTCGGTCTCTCGCTCAATCAGCAGGCGCCGGTGCCTTGCTACCGCATCTTCCAGTTGGCTCATGCTTCAGGATCGCGGGTCATGGTCCGTTGCGCAAGTGCAACGGCGGCGGCGTCTTCTTCGGCACGCTCCTTGGCCATATCCTCGATCTGATCGTCAGTCATGCCGAGCTCCCGCTGATTCTGCCTCTGTGACCAGCCCAGCACCTTCTTCTTGATCCCGTTCTCGAGACGCTCTCCCATACCGATCGGAGACGTGTCGCGCCAAATCGCCGCACAGTCGTCGATCTCGATGCCGAGCGAGAGGGCGAAAGCATCCTCCCAGGTATTCCCAAAGAGCACTTGGGCCTCTTCGACAGCATCACGAAGCGGGGCCTCGATGACCATCAGCGCGGTTCCGCTTGGAATTGAGGCATCAGTCTGGAGATAGTAAGAAGGGACACCGGATACAAGCCCGATCTCTTGCCGGAAGTCACGAACAACGGCAAGGAGCTTCTCGGAGTCGCCGGCATCGAGCTGCCCGAAATTTGCATCTTCGTTTCCCGTCACCCAGAGGTTCTTTCCCTCGAATGGGTTCTTGGGCTTTCCATCGGATCCCATCTCGACATCGATGCCGGTGACCCAACGTTGCGCCATCGATGTCGCCTCGCCGTTGACGAACAGGTCAAAGCATGCCTTGTTGAGCGCATCCTGAAGGGGAATAACGTCCGCGATGGCAGACGTTCCGAACTCGCCTGGGCCGGCCATGTTAGCAAAGTGGAACACCGGGACGCGTTCGAACTTGTGCGTTTGGATTGCCGCTTGCCCATCAGCTTCGTATGGACGAATCGACATGGACTCAGGCTTATCCGAGATGACCTCTGATTCCGTGATGTACCGCTCGCACCGATCTTTGTAGTAGACCGTGATTCGCAGAGCTTTCTTCTTCGAATCCTTGGGCTTCGTTGCCCAAACCTTGACCGCGCAAAGGAGATCGCCTGGCGAATCCTCGTCGTAGACCGGGCAAATCACTCGAGGCTTGTTCCGGTAAAACCGCACATTGCCATCCACTTCCCACGCGATCACATAGGCGTCGCCGAAGAGGTAGGCATCCTTGTGGACGAGGCGCTGAAGTCCGTCCATTCGAGCTCTACGAAATGCATCTTCGGATTCTTTGTCTTGGCCCTTCGCTGAGACGGACTCAAGGATGGTCCGAGCCTTGTATGTGTTCACGACCTTGCGACAAAGGTTGTCGGCGAATTCCTGGAAAGTTGCCCCAAAACGCTGGGTGAACGTGCTGGATGCGAACTTCATCGCGTGGATGCCAGCGTAATACCGATCGTAGGTGTCGTAAAGGATGACCCTCTTGGCGTGGGACTTGAGAGCTTCCGCAATCAGGTCGCCTGATTCCAACTGATCGATGCGGGATGCCTCAGAAGCCATAGACTTCGCCGTTTGCACTAATGAACAGATGGGTCAACCCCCAGACCAAGGCGTCCATGCGATCGGGCGAGGCCTGGTTGAGCAGGAGCGGCTCATACTCGCACATCTGGTCCTCGAGATCCGCGAACGTGCCGACGTGATGAATTCGGAACTGCTCGTAGAGTGCGGAGATCGGCTCGGCGCGTGTCCACTTGCCTTTCGATGCCCAGACCAGCTTCACCGGGATCATCTTGTCGACGTTGCGGATCGTCGAGCCCACCATGTCGCCACCGTTGTTGCGCTCGGCTACGATGCAGTTGGCCTGCCAGCGGTGAGCGGCATTGACCGCGATGGTCGCCCATTCGTGAGGCGTTGCGACCGTCGAGAGATCTTCGAGCACATAGCCATGGCCATCCGAGCCTTTCCCGACGACAACGATGCCATGCTCGGCGGCGTCCTCGCCTGAGCTTGCGGCGGGGTCAATTGCGACGACAACAGAGACCAGTTCGGGAATCTGGCGAATGCGCGTCTTGTCGATCCACCGGCGTTGCCAGAGCGCGTTTGGATTGTCCTCGAGGTACTCGCCCTCGATCTCCTGTCGACCGAGCCGGGTGCCTTCGAACCGGTTCAGAATCTTCTTCTTGAATGACTCGGGCAGGTTCCGCTCGTTGGCCATCATCGAGCCTCGCGTCATCAGGACATCTCCGGAAGACAGGACCGCCTTGTACGTCTTGGTGGGCTTGGGCGTGCCGGTCAGGATCAGTCGTGGAATGTAACCTAAGCGGAGCCCGAACTCGAGGTTTTCGAACGTCTCGGTGTACCGCCAAGAGGCGACTTCATCCCCCCAACCATAGTGATGCTGAGGGCCTCGGAGTTGGTCTGGCTCATCTCCGGAGTATGTGAAAGCCACGCTTCCGTTGGGCCAGATCAACCGGCGCTTTGACGGCTTGTAGGTGGGCCGAAACCACGGCGGTGAGCATCGCATGATGCCTGACTCGCCAAGCACCATGACATCCCGAACGTCGGCAGCGGTGCGGCCGATAAGTGCAATCTGACAGCCAGGGTCCCACTCGGCGAGGAACTTCACTGCTTCCGCGCCGACGCGAGTCTTGCCAAATCCTCGACCCGCTTGAATCAGCCATGTGGTCCAGCTGTCTCCATGGGGAAGAAGCTGATTGCCACGGGCATAGAACCGCCAATCGTAGTAAAGCTGCGTGCGCTCGCTTTCCGAGAGACTATTCAGTATCCGAAGACGCTCGGGCTTTTCCAACCTGCCGAGCGATTCGGCGTTCGAGGTCATCGGTCGTAATAAGGGGAGCGCCATCTGCACCTGTCATTTCAGTTCGTGTCGCGTAGCCACGGGCCTTGCCCTTGCGCGAAAGGAGAAACTCGACAGCCCACCGGTCACCGGCAAGCACCGCCTTGAACAGGCGCGACTCGCCGACGTCGAGGATCATTTCGCTTGCCTCCTCAATGGCAGTCGCGATTTTGGGAGACCGCTTGGCCCTCTCGTAGATAGCCTGCCGCGAGCACTTGAGCGCCTTTGCGG